ATCTACATGTAGATACATCTACAAATCTACATGTTGTTATAGCCTATTCCAATCTTATGTTTTTTTCTATAGACTACTGAATATAAAGAACAATTACATATAAGTCTAGGAATCGGAGGGGTTAACATGGGTACGAATCAAAATGAGTTACAAGATAAATTAGCAGTAGAAGGTGTAAATGCAAATGGCTATGGTCTGATGCCTAAGCTTGTAATGCAAGATAAACGATTAACGATCGAAGCAAAATCAATCTATGCTTACATCGTTAGTTTTGCTGGCTCAGGAAGTACAGCATTTCCTAGCTTACGAAAAATTTTAGAGGACTTACAGATTAGTGAAAAGCGTTTCTACAAACATCGTAAATTGTTAATTGACTGTAACTATATTTCTGTTACTCAAATTCGTAATGAGAAAAAAGAAATCATCAAAAATTTATACACGTTAATCTCTAATCCGAAAATTGAAGAAGAAGTACAAGATGAGGGTATCCGTCAAAATGACTGTGACCCTATCCCCCATTTTGACGGATACCCTATCAGTCAAAATGACCGACATAAAAGTAACAGTTTTAAAATTAACAATATAAAAGATGATGATGATATTAATAACGCATGCAAAAGCAAATTAACTCATGAAAATTTCTCTAGCTATTCAAATCAAAAGGGCGTAGACTGTCCTTTAACAGTTCGAGAACGATTAACAACTGTACTCAAAGAAAAAGACTACTTAGCTCCGTTGGCTGTTTCTTTGCTCGCTGCTGGCGTGTCTGATGCAGACTGCTTAGAGATTATACAGTTTATTGTTACTTTGCCAGTCATTGATGAAGAAGTATCAGACCTGGTTAATGCACAAATACGTGCGAACGAAACAGAAGCAAAAACAAACGGTCTTACTAGCTATAAGGCTTATTTCATTACAGGTTTAAAACAAAAGCTAGAAAATGCCGATATTTTTGTTCAAGAGACAAATATTGTGAATCCTGATACAATTAAACCGTTACCAACTGTTACCATGCATAATTGGGTTTAATTTGTTGAATGGAGGAGGAAAGGAAATGCAAGAGGAAGAGGCTACGACCTATCACACATATGAGTTTCTAAAAAAAAGAAAAGATGATCCTAAATGGAAAGATCAGTACTTACAAAGAAAAGAAGAGCGAGAGCTAAGTACTTTGTACAGAATCCTGTTTTTTATGATTTGTTTAAACATCCTTATTTGGGGATATGGAATTTTTAGATATTTTTTTATAATTTGATATTTGGCTATGCTTTTTTGTAATTTAGTTCATTTTATTTGAATGGAGATGTTGAAAATGAAAGAAGAACAAAACAGAGTAGATAAATCAAAAAAAAAGAAAAAAACAAAAAGAGCCATCTTAATAATTATTTTATTACTTGTTGTAGGTGGGGGTATTTTTTTATTAGTAAACAATAAAAACTTATTCACAGGACAAACCACTAAAAATAAGACTGCTATTACTTCGAGTGGTACCAACGTGAAAGCAAATAGTGCAAGTAAATCAAATCAAAGAGCAAATAGTGCTGAGGGTAGTAATACAGAGGAAAATAAAACTAATGCATCAACCGACAACAATGATAATATAGGCTATTCTTCATTGAATATTAACCAAAGAATTAGTTTGATGGCACGCTTATATGACAAGCTCGATTTTAAAGATTTTGTCACTATCTCTTATAATATAACTGAGCTACCTGATGGAACTCAAAATGTTGTTATTACAAATTATGGCCTTAATGCTCATACAGAAACAATTGCTTATAAAGTAGACAAAAATTCTATAAATCCAATCTCATTTCCGAGCGATCAAAAAACTACAAAAAATGATCTATTTAAAATATATGAAAAGAACAAAGAGCAATACGATGCATTAGCAGAAAAAGTTAGCTATGATGCTTCTTTAGAATTTTCTCAAAATTATAAAGCATCTGAAGCCTCTCAAGATACGAAAGATAATTTTCAAGACTTAGATATAGAAGCTATTAATAACGGTGATTTTAGTACTTTGGTTGGAACATGGAAAAATGGAAAGGGAAATGTGCTCGTTATAAATCCTGATGGATTAGTAAATGATAATCAAAAAATAACTCCTGTCCAAAATTCTGATAAAACAAGCAAAGTCCCATATGTAAATATCAATTCAATCCCAGAAGGACCAGGAGCAGCTATAGGGTTATACAAGGTAGGCTTCTTAAATCCTGAAGGAGATAATTCAGATACAACGAAACCTAGATTGGTTTTAACTCAGCAAGTAGGAAATTATGAAGCAAATGCCTATTATTACCGTCAGTAAAAAGTAAAAAGAAAGCTCAATAGAAAAGATTAATTATCTTTCTTAAAAGAGCTTTCTTTTTTTAGTTGGTTTAATAAATTTATTTTCTCATTTTTGGTTAGGAGAGAGAACTTAATTTTCTTATTGTTTAACTTCTCTTTTTTTATTTTTTGAAAATCATAAATCTGCAATCAAATCTTTAAGCTTGAGCCTGATCGTTATCTACTTTTCTACGTTGTTCCATGATTTCATCAAAAAGAGCGTCTAAAGAATCGATGCCATACTTCTCAGCGTATTCGTCAAGTAGTTCATTTAGTTCAGCATCTATCTTATTATTTTCTTCATTCTTTTGCTCTTTAAGTTTATTTTCTGCATATATATAAACTTCATTTTGTCTGGATTCGTTCAATTGTTCAACTGTTGAGACAATTTTATTTGTAATATTGCTAGAAGTTTTTAATTCTGAAATATACATAGGTACATCCTCATAAAAAAAAACTGCTGGATTAATAGAATAGACTTCGGCTAGAGTTTCCATTAGAGTGTTCGGAATTTCCCTTCTACCTTTAATATAGTTATTGAAAGCAGCTTTCTTAATTCCCAAACTTTCCGCAAATGCTTCTTGTGATTTTCCGCTTTTTTTTAAAATTTCCATTAGTATTTCATTTCTAGGTTTCACAAAAACACCACCTTCCTTATACATAGTAACATCACGTACACGTTTTGTAAATATTTTACACATTTTTAGTTGACAATACACAAAATGTATACTATATTAGTTAGCATAAGGAGGTATTTACATGAAGAAAAAAAATCTATTTCCTTTTATTAGAGCAGAACTAGCTAAAAGGAATATGACATTAGAAGATTTAGCTGATAGTATGAAAGAAATGGGAATAATAAAAGTTAGTGCATCCTCTCTATCTAATAAATTAAATGGACATAGGAATTTTTTACCTGATGAAATGTTAGTTATTTCCAAAATATTAGATAGTGATATAAATCTCCTTTTTTTTAATATTGAGTACACAAAACGTATACAATATAGTTAGAATTGGATAAATAGGTGATAAAAATGAAATTTTTAGACTTATTTGCAGGCATTGGCGGTTTCCGTTTAGGGATGGAATCAGCTGGTCATGAATGCATTGGTTTTTGCGAAATAGACAAGTTCGCACGAACTAGTTATAAAGCAATCCATGACACAACAGGAGAGGTGGAAATGCATGACATCACAACAATATCAGATGAATTTATTCGGGGAATCGGAAGTGTTGACGTTATCTGTGGAGGATTTCCGTGCCAAGCTTTCTCGATTGCAGGAAAACGAAAAGGTTTCGAAGATACTCGAGGAACTCTCTTCTTTGAAATTGCAAGGTTTGCATCTATTCTCAGACCACGCTATTTATTTCTTGAGAACGTCAAAGGATTGCTTAACCACGAAGGAGGGGCTACGTTCGAGACAATCCTCAGAGCCTTGGATGAACTCGGGTATGATGTGGAATGGCAAGTGCTTAACTCTAAAGACTACGTACCACAGAACAGGGAGCGAGTATTCATTATCGGATATCTTAGAGGAGAATGTACCAGAAAAGTATTTCCTTTCGAGAGAAAAAACGGAACAACTGCTAAAAACAATATAAAACCTATCAACAATTCAAAAAAGACTAGGGAATTGCTTAACTTCGATAGTACTAACAGATTTTACGATGTTAATGGTATTAGCCCTTGTTTAAATACTATGCAAGGTGGAGATAGAGAGCCAAAGATTGCAGTGGTAGGAAATGTGAATCCTAGCGGCTCAGGGATGAACGGTCAAGTTTATTCAAGCAATGGTTTAGCACCTACTCTAACAACAAATAAAGGTGAAGGGACAAAAATTGCAATACCTGTCTTAACTCCTGATCGAATAGAAAAACGACAAAATGGAAGACGGTTTAAAGACGATGGTGAAGAAATGTTTACATTAACCGCTCAAGACCGACACGGAATAATGGTTAAGGAAGCAACCTCAAAAGGATATGCCGAAGCCTTACCAGGCGATTCTGTAAATATTAGCCATCCTAATTCAAATACAAGAAGAGGGAGAGTAGGCAAGGGGATTGCTAACACCTTATTAACAGGTGAAGAACAAGCCGTTGTAACTAATAATTTTAGAATTCGTAAACTAACACCTCGTGAATGTTGGAGGCTTCAAGGATTTCCTGACTGGGCGTTTGATAAAGCAAAAGAAGTAAATAGCGATAGTCAATTATATAAGCAAGCAGGAAACAGTGTAACAGTGCCAGTCATTGCTGATATTGCCAGTAGATTAGAAAGTGAGGGAATTTAATGTCTGAAAAAATCAGAACAGCTTGTAATAACATTTATGGCTTCAGAGTTGTTGAAGAAGAGGGGAGTAACAAAGTAAGCACTCCACGTATGAATTTACCAAAAGTAGTAAAGGAACGAATCATGTTTTTTAGAAAATATCTTGATGATGGAATGACCTTTACAGGATGTCTAAGGATGGTTATGGCAGTAGAAGATGAAACAGAGTTAAAAATGGATTTTGAAGCTGGATCATACGAAGATTACTTACCAGCAACTGAAGAATTTAAACAGTGGCGTGACGAATTTGCATTATCTCAATTACATGAAATGGAAATTGCTGTTGCTCTAATTTATGGATTAGGTAATGAAAGTAATGAATAAACAAGAAATGGAAGAATCCAATTTTTTGAATGAATATAAAAAAGCTGGTTGGAAATTATGTTCAAAAATTCTTGGCATAAAAGAAGAGGAGACAACAACAATGAATAAACAAGAATTGATTGGTATTTTAGAAGGTTTAGAAGGTGATTCATTCATCGAAAAGTACAACGAAGGATATGATCAAGCAGTTCGTGACTGTGTGATTGCAGCAAAACAACTAGACGAACCGAAAAAAGTCATATTTTCGCATGAAGAAAAATTTGTAGCTGATTGGCTTACTGATTTAAGAGGTCAAATCAGTAATGTTAAGTTAAATTCTGGTGCTGTTTTCATGACGTTCATCGGCAGACAGTTAGAGCGGTACTATGATGAAGAATACTCGTTTTTAACTGAAAAAATAGAGAGCTGGCTTACAGTTCCAAAAAATAAAGTTAAACTAATGAGCGCCATTGACAACGGCTACGAAGTCGAGAAAGAGCAATTGTATTATGTGAAGCTGCCAGTTGTTTATTTTAATCATCTGGATTTAGAAGTTTATTTGATGAAGGACGATTGCGGAGAAATAACAATTGCAGACAACAATGAATTCGATGACATGAAATTTACTGAACAAGAAATCAAAGCAATTGACGAGCGTTATTGGCCATTTGCTGTGAAAGTGGAGGAAGCAAAATGAATAAACAAAATAGTATTGAATGGTTTGAATTTACTGATAATATTGCAGAAAAATTAAATGAACTATCAAAAACATATGCAATATGCGATGTTAAATATGTTGTGACTTGGTCGCCCAATATGGCATATGACAAAACTTATGCACTGATAAAAGCGATCCGTTTAGACGAACCAATTTTTAGAGATAAATAAATTCAGGTAGGAAATAAAATTCCAAAAAGGAGAAAAGCAAGTATATGAAAAATATACAACCTTACTTTTCTCATGATAGCAATGCACGAAATTCTGATGAGTTAATTCCAGTACGCATGAAATTTGGTGCAGAAGGTTATGGCGTGTATTTTATGTTGTTAGAACGATTAAGGGAAGAAGGAAACTACACGAGTATCAAAGATTATAATACGATAGCCTTTGATCTTCGTGTAGATACTTCAATCATTAAATCAGTTATTGAAGACTTTGGGTTATTTGCCTTCACCGAAGACGGTGAGTGTTTTTACTCCGAAGGATTGAATAAACGAATGGCCTTTATGGAAGAAAAATCAAAAAAACGTTCTGAAGCAGGTAGAAAAGGCGCTGAAAAACGCTGGTCGCAAAATCAAAATGAGTCAAATGCTATGAATGAGGAAAATAAAAATATAGCAAAAAAATGGCAAACGGATAGCAATGCTATAGCAAAGCCATCAAAAAAAAATAGCAAACCTAAAAATGCTAATGCGATTGCTACCGAAAAAAATAGCAATAAAATAAAAGAAAATAAAAACAAAGAAAATAAAATAAAAACAAAAGAAACTGCTGCTTATTCTAGTGTAGATAAAACAAAAGATAGTAAAGCTGTTTCCTACTGGTTAACTCAAGTCCACCCAGCAGAAGCACCAACGATTATGGAATCGATTAATTTTTGGGTAGAAGATTTTGGAGGATATGACGAAATTGTTATATTGGCCATTGATGAAATGTTGAAAAATGGGGCTAAGAGCTATAACTATTTGGATACCATTCTAAAATCTTGGGAAACAAAAAAACTAGACACACCTGAAAAGGTGAAAAAACATTTATCTGGTTATTACAACAAGCGCAAGAATGATAATAACCAAAAAGGTGGGAGTATGAGTGACTGGGACGAATTACTTTGAGTATTTATCACAAGTGCATGAAATAGACGAATGTTGCGAGATTCACGGTACTCGATTAAAAGTTTTTAAAGACTTTGAACCGTTTTGTCTAGCTTGTAGGGAAGAACGTATCAGGGAAGAAGAACAAATGAGATTCGAACAAGCTTTTGACAGGAAGAAGCGACGGACTACACAAGAGGTTCTTTTAAAGGACAGCGTTTATACTGATTCAACACTGCAATCCGCTTGCTTTGAAAATTACCATGCGAAACCAGGTACTGAAGCAGAACAGGCCAAAGAATTTGCTATAAATCAAGCAAGGGAGTATTACCGATTACGTTTAGAAAATAATAAATCAATTGAGCAAGAACAAGAGGAGCAACAGCCAGCATTTACTACGGTCTTTAGTGGACCAGTTGGCGTTGGGAAAAGTCATTTAGCAATGAGTATTTTAAAAAAATTGAATGAATATAACGATTTGAGTTACTCGTGTTTATTTTTCAGTCTGGATCAATTATTGCGACGTATTCGAAATAGTTATGATGATGAAAGTGAGTATCTAACTGAAGCACGAGCGGTACAACTGGCGCTAGACGCTGATTATTTTGTACTTGATGATTTAGGAGCAGAGGTAGGAAGCATTGAAACGAATAAGCGAGCTACTGACTTTATGATTCGGGTATTAAATGCAATCGTTGATGGTCGCCAAGGAAAAGGATTGATTGTTACAACGAATCTAACAAACTTACAGATTCAAGCAATTTATGGGCATCGGATTTACAGTCGTTTATTTGCAAACTCAAAAAATCATTTGTTTATTTTCAATGACGAACGACAAACACCAGACTATCGATTAATGGGCGGTGAAAAAAATGTGTAAGTGGTGTAATGACAAACGAGTGGTACAAGAATTTGATTCACTTTTTGGCATTTTAAAGGTTAAACCTTGTCCTGTTTGTAATCAAATAGTCAATAATTACGAAGCTCAAAAGGACGGTGACCTATTAAATGACAGACAATTTTTGGATGCTCCAAGGAAATCAATTGAAAAAATGGCGAGATAGAAGAAATCTAACACAAAAACAATTAGCCATGAAAATAGGTTGTCAACGTATGACGATTAGCAGGATAGAACAAGAAAAGCAAAAACCATCGTTAGAATTAGCCTATTCTTTAGCAAATGCTTTAGATTTAAAGATAGAAGACCTCTTTTTATTTGAAAACAAGGAGCGTGAAAATGTGTGATCACTGAAAATTATATTCATTCAGAAGGAAGAAGATTCGATGTACCGATTAAAAGAAAACGGACAAAAAGTAATGTAAAAGTTGGCGGCATTTATTGGTGTTCTGTAAAACCGTTTCAAGGTAAGATACGTGCGGAATGTTTAACGATTTACGATAACTCGGCATTAGTAAAAATTATCGTATGTGAAAAAGAAGCAGATGAAGCGTTACAAGTTCAATTAAATCACCTAACTGTGGTTAGCTTAAAAAATATGAAAGGCGTGTAATAAATGAGTAAGCAAAAGAGAAAGTCGTTAGCTTCTGATTACCCTTATAAGCGCATCAAAGAGGTTGCAAGACGTTATGGGTATAAATGTCTTAGTAACGTAAAAGAATGGGACTGTGGTCGTTTTGAAGCGTTTGACTGGCATATTGGAAAAGTAATCTTAGTAGACTTAAAGGAAGCGAGTGTGAGTGAATGGAATCCAATGACAAAAGAGTGGGATCAACAATAGAACTAGCGCCAGAACAAGAGAACATGATTCGTGTATGTACACGCCAATACATGGATGATACAAATAATTATCCAAGAGCATGGTCTGATCGGAAAGACGCTGTTATTACCAAGTATAAACCTGTCTATCGTCTAATGGAAAAATACCCCGAGCCAGCAACGATCCAACGAATCGGCAATATAATTGTGGACGAATGGCGCAAGTACGAATAACCTTTTTTCGAAAAAGAGTTATTCTGTTATAATTAGGAGAAAGAAGTAAGGAATAGGAGAATAACCCATGGCAAAATTCCAGAATGTATTTAAAGAAGCAAGTCGACGCATGAAAAATTTCCAAGCTCGTGGCTTTATTCCATCAGGTTCTAAGTATGTTTTCCAAGATTTTGTCAATGAAGTATCGGCAGAAAACAGAGGAGAAAACTACACAGGTGCTTATACAAAGAATGCATATAATCAAGCCTATGGATCAAATATAGATTACGATTCGTCAGAAACCTTTCAAGAGATTCAACAAGGTCGAAATGAAAAACTCGTTCAAATTTACCAAAAAGAATTACTAGAAATTTATCATACGAATGATTTCTATGATATGGCATCTGATTACGGAAATGGCCGAGGAGGAGGTTTTTCACCTTCTGAAGTAATGAATATTGATACTCTTGAAGGATTAATTGATAATGCAAGCGAAGCTATGAATGTAGAGCCTTATCTATTTAGAAATAAAGTAGGGCGTAATAGAAGTGAAGAATCTAGTATGATGGACACATATCAAAACCAATTCATCGAAGAGTTAGGTCGTTTAATCGATGAAATGAGCGAACAAAAAATGAAATTTAAATACTAAAAGTTAGGTGGAACTTATGAGCAATGAGGTAATGAAATCTGATGCATTTCAAACAAAAGTAAAAACAATGTTAGGATTAACTTATTTAACACGTGCCAAATTAGATGGATTTAACGGAAACCACTATATTTTGAAAGACATCTATGTAAATTCTACTAAAAATACTTCGCAAATCCATTACCTTGGATGGGATGATCCACAAAAAATACCTTTTTATCCTGATACAGATAGTTATCGTGGAGCAACTTCAGGAAGCAAGTACAACAAAGAGTTACTTGTTCCTAATGAACGAATGATTGAATATGATTTTGCTGAAGCATATACAAATATCATGAGAAACTATAAACTGCCATCGAATGTATACCTAGAAAATGTACGTTTTGATAAAGAAAAATTATTAGAGCGGTTAGCTAGTTATGATAAACCTCAACCATACAAAGAATTATCAACGTTCGTTTTTGTAAAAGTTTCCATTGAAGCAATTGCAAAAGAAAGTACGTATACTGCTTTTGGTTCACATTTTCAACAATATCGAAAAAATCTTAGTCGTACATTAACAGTTACTGAAATTGAATTAAAGTTAATTATGGATTTTTATGATGTAAAAGCATTAGAAATACTAGAAACGTATACTTTCCGAACACGTAAAGGCCTGTTAGAAGATTATTTTGAAAAAATTGATCGACTAAAAGAGGATGAAGAAACCAAATTCTTTTATAAAATGTTACGGAACAAAATTTATGGAACGATTGGTAAACGAGAATTGTCTGCTCACGAAGCAAAAATATTTAAGTTTCCAATGTATAATCGTGCGTTTTCATCAATGGTAGCTGGCGTGTTTAGAGATAGAATCGCACGCTATGAACAAAAGTATGTAGATAGTGAATATGGACTTGTATTAATCAAAACAGACGGCTTGTATTTTAAAAAAGAAGTTCCTGAATTTGAAGCATTAAACAAAAAAGGGATTGTAAAGAAAAAAGTACATGTTATTACAGACCATGATGTGAAAAATTAAAAAAGAAATAAAAAGCGAAGCAGACAAGCTTTGCTTTTTTGATAGAGAGGTGAAAAAAATGGAGAAAAATAAATATGAAACGGAAGAAGGTTATTTAAATGTGCCAATCATATGGGAAGAAGTGGAGCAATTCGCTTTTTTAGTTGGCGCACGAAATGTAGGTAAAACTTATGGATTCTTAAATTTTTCAATCAAACGAGGATTAGATACTATTTTAGAATGTTTTGATTTTTCTACACTACAGGAATTTAAAAAATTACCTACTTTGATGGAGGCAGAATTTCAATTTTTATTTTTACGCCGATATATTACACAAGCTAAGTCTGCCAGTAGAAATTTAGTATTGGCTGATTTTTATCAACCATTTTTAGATAAGTTGCCTGAAGAAGTAAAAAAACAATATGAAGTATTTATAGAATATCAGGGATCGTCAGAAGAACCTAGAGAAATACTATTAGTTTTTAGAAATAAAGAACTAAAAAAAGATAAAAAATGTATTAAATTAGGTTATCTTGGTGCGGTAAGTATGGCAGAAAAATTTAGAGGACCAGGTCTGCCAAAAGTAAAAGTAATATTATTGGATGAATTTCAATCGAAAAAAAATTGGGATTATTTACCAAATGAACCTGTAGAGCTAGAAGATATTTATGAATCCGTTGGACGTTTAAGATGTGGAACTGGAGATATTAAAGTGATTGCATTAGGGAATTCAGGGACAATTTTAAATCCTTATTTTGATTATTATGGATATGACGAATTCACGGAGGTTAAAACAGTAAAACGTGAAGGAGAAGTTCTTTTTTATCATTTACCAAATAAAGCAAAAAGAAGCGAGCAATCTAAAAATTTATTTAAAGGATCAGCATATGGTAAATATTCATTAGATAATGATTTTGCGGACAATCAGTTATTTAATGTCATTCGCTTAAAAGAAGCAAAAGCACCTCGAAAATGTCTATATAATATTTTCTTTGGGGAAACATATATCGGTGTCTGGAGAACAGGAGACTATAAAATTCTAATTAGCCGTGTAAGTGATCCAGATAAATTAGATATTGTTGATCGGACACCTATAGAAGAACAAGTGCTAGATCAACAAGTATACAGGGTACTTTCAGATAAATTACAAAACAAACAACTTTATTTTGATTCGCCAGAATTGAGGTTAATTGCTGAAAAACACTTGCGCAAATATATTTATAATTCGGCGAGTGAATGGGAAACATTCTAACAAATAAAAAAACCACTCTATCAAAAATAGAGTGGTTTTTATGTTGTCAAGAGGAAAAAATGAGCGAAGTATGTCGCATTGATGAGCGATGTACGTCGCTTTTTGATTTTTTCAAAAGAAAACATGCTAAACTTCACTTGAAATTTAAAAACTGTTGAAGTAAAAAACTAAATTTGAAGGGAGGGTAGGAAATGTTCAGTAAAGAAGATATGTTAACCTATGAAAAATTTAATAAAAATATACGAATGTTTCCTAACTTCTCGCTTGATTATGTTTATGGGAAAATCAATATATTTTATGACTTTCATAAAGATAAACAAGGTAAAAATACAAACTATAATCGTGAGTTGCTTTTTTCAATAAGTACACTTAAACCTTTTAGAATTATAGCTCCAGCAGGTTATCGCTTAATTCAATTTAAAAGTGTTCCGAATTTTGAAAAAATTGAAACATTAGCAATTAAATTATCAAGGACACCAATTAGCTTTCGTGGGGAAATTCCTTTAAATCATTCAAATGGTGACTTAGAATCTGGTGTTCTTGTTAGAGTTAACAGTTTAGAAGAAATTCTAAAACCAAGAAAAGATAAAGCATATATTTTACCTAATGGAGAAATGTATATTCTTGATAATGAGGGAAAGCAACTTATTAAAATAGGCGGTAGTGATGGGAATATTGACTTAACGAAGTATGCGAAAAAACCAGAAGATATTGATATCATGGACCCGCAACTAAAGGCATTCATTGAAGAAGTCATAAAAGAGTAGGAGTGATTGGTAGTGAATGATGTAACTAAATTAACAAAAGCAGTAAAAAAATTATTTGATAAAATTGCAAACCTTGTAACGAAAGAAGAATTACAAAGTTATGCAAAGAAAACTGATATTCCAAATACAGATAATTTTGTAACAAAAACACAGCTTGAATCTGATTTAACGAAATATGCGAAAAAACCAGAAGATGTATCGATTACAGATGCAGAATTAAATAAATGGATTGAGGACTTTATCAAATAAGGAAGGTCTGAGAGCAATGAATGATGTATTAAAACTAGCAAAAGCAATAAAAAAAATAGCTTCTTCCATATCAAATTTTGTAACAGAAGAACAATTGGAAAAAAAAGCAGATAAAGACGATCTCACTCAGTTTGTATTAAGAAGTGAAATCAAAAATATTCCATTGCAGCAATTACAAAATATTGGGGAGAAAATTTGGTCGGGTGCTTGGTATATGGGAGAAAATCAATCGATTAATCCGAGTTTACCATTAGATAAATGTCTTTCTGGTTGGTTATTTTTATACCAGCCATATGACAGTTCCGCAGGGAAAGGAAGTCCCTGGGATATGAACTATGTATTTGTTCCTAAAACTCATCCTATTGAATTTGGAGGCCGTGCAGTCGTTCATCATTTAGAAACATTAAATGGATCGAAATATAACAAGTATATCTATATAAGTAATACGCAAATTTTAGGGCATAAAAATAATAATACTGTTTCAAAAGATTTTGTATTAACACGAGTATATGCGATTTAAGAAAGGGAAAAGTTAATTATGAAAATTTGGATTGAAAATAAAATTGGCTATTTAGAAGGTTATTCCACAATGGAACAACCTAATCAAGTGAATTTGAATGTAGAAAAAGAGCCTACAGATTTTTCTAATTGGCGGTTTGATGGAAAAGTATTAATACATGACCCAGATAATGCACCCAAACCAGAACCAATACCACCAAGTGAAATAGAAATGTTAACCAAACAGAATGCAAAAATTGCAATGGAAATTGCAGGTGCAAGAATAGAAAGAGAAAAAACGAATAAATTACTTGCAAAGACAGCAATAGGATTGGCTGAATTAAAAACGGAAGTAGGCGAAAAATAATGCGAGGATATCCAGAATTTAAAGATATTAAATATTTTTATGATGAAGGTTATTATACGGATGATGACATTGCTCATTATGTAGAGATAGGCTATCTAACATCAGAAGAATATAAAAAAATCACAGGACAGCCTTTGAAAGAAGGTGAATAAATTGTCAGTAGGTGAATTAATAGCAGCTGTTAGTTTTTTTATAGGAATAATTACATTTTTATTTAAAAACTATTATTCATTTCAAAGCAACACAGAAGCAATAAAAAGTTTGAATAAAACGATTGAAAAAATGAATGATTTAATTGAACAGTTATCAGAGGATCAACATGTAACAGATACACGCATTACTAGTTTAGAACAACAAACTAAAAGCTTGTGGCGAGGTCATGGTGATTTATCAGAACGAATTAGAACTATAGAAAAGGGGTTGTAAAAATGGCATTAGATCAGAATATGTTATTTCCAATTGTAGTATTAGCTTGCTTAATAATTGGTTATGTAATTAAAAATACAACATTTTTAGCAAATAATTTAAATGGATATATTCCATTAATTTTAGCTGTTACTGGAGCTATTTTAGGTTTTGTATATAATCATGAACTTACCTTAGAAAGCGCTGTTTACGGGGCATTAAGTGGCTTAGCAAGTACAGGATTACATCAGACGTTTAAAAATTTTGTAGGAGGTGATTCATCATATGGTACGGATAATTAATCAATCAGTTTGTGGTGGTATTGCTGGTAGACGGCCCAATGCAACTCCTAAAGGTGTTGTTATTCATAATGATGCAGGTAGTATCTATGCGACAGCAGAACAATACGTTAACGCTTTGTCTGTAATGTCGCCTACACAGCTAGCAAATGGTTTTGCTCACTATTACATTGATAGAAATACGATTGCTCGTGTAGAAGATACATTCAATGCGGCGTGGCATACTGCAAATCCAGATGGAAACTTGAACTATGTCGGTTATGAAGTGTGTCAATCGATGGGTGCCAGTGATGCAGATTTCTTAGCAAATGAACAAATGACATTTAAACAAGTTGCTGAAG